AGGCGCTGGTGGCGGTGCTGGTGATTTTTTGCCCATACCTCGGCTCCAAGAAACGACACTTGTCAGGTGTCTGCGTCATCAAAACAATATCCCCAGAATCATGCGCGGCATCTTTAATTCGCGCTTCCTCCGAGAATCCCATCTTGCTGACCAAAGCGAGCGCCCGGGTATGGTTGCTGCTAATTGGCCCTATTATCTTATCAACTCCTGCGACGTTGTACGCATAATCGTACACAGCCGCCATGTATGTCGGGGTGACCCGTTCCCACGCTATGTGGCAAACAACTGATCGCCCGTTCCAATTCTCGTAAACCGTTCCGGCAACTAGCTTGCCGTCACGCTCAAGCCCGATGGCAACCGACCGATTAGGGTCAAACGCCCCTTCGGTCTGCGCCGTGACCCATGCCCCAACGTGGGGGCCGCTTACGATGCGCCAGCCCATCCGAGTTGGTACACCACATCGGTTGATGCCCATTCCAAGGTCACGTTGCGGCTTGCGCTGTTAAAAACCAGACCGCCGCAGTAGCCGATACCTTGGATGCCCACAAAGTTGTTGGTGATGATCAAATCAGCACCCCAAACCGCCTGATTCCACAGGCCAACGTCCCACAAACCGTACTGCGTGGCGATAAACGACAGCGCACCAAGGTCGGCGTTGGTCTGGAAATCCACGTTCATGCCGATATTGATGGTCGGCTGGCCGTTGCTATAGATGGTCGGGCGGGCGCGGGTGAAATACTTGATGACGCCTCGCGTCTCAAAGTAGTTAAACGCTTGCAGCGCACGGGTGTTGATGTCTAACCCGTTGTCGTTGTAACCCGCCGTGCCTGATCCGCTTGTCCAACACTCGGCTACATAGCCGTCGCCGCCGAAATACGGTTTGTCGTTGAGCAGCGCAAAGCAGTTAGCGTTCCAGCCGGTAAACCGGCACCACGCTTTCGTAATGTTGTTCATCACAAACTGCTCTTGTGCGCCTACCGACACCGGCACGTTGACCATCAAAGCGTTGTTGAGCGGGTTGTAGAGCAATCCCCACCCAAAAGTGTTCTTGTACTGCCGCGCTGCCGCCGCAAAAGCGCCCTGTATCTTGTCCGACAACGATACTTGCGGGTCAAGGCGCGACGATTGCAGCGCCGAGGCAAACGGGATCAGCCCGTCCAGCGTCAAAATCAGCAAATCACCGCCGTATTTCTGCAAGCAACGGCGAGAAATGGGCGAACCGATAATCCAGACACCAATAAGCGCCCATGTGGAGGCGCTGGAAGGGTCGGTGCCGCGATAAACGATGACCTCGCCCTGATCGGTAACAAAAACAAGGTTGTCGTCAACGCCGTAACCCGCGTCAATTGTCCATGCCGCCATCGCCACAATGGTGCCGCCCAAATGCGCGACCGAGGACAGGTCAAGGACGTTAGCCGCACCGCCAACCGAGGCAGTCGGCAAATACCACGCCTTGAGCGAGTCCTTTTGCACAAACCACATTCTGTTTTTGAACAGGGTGGGGGCAAAAAGACTGGTTGTAGTGACGCCCGTAATGGCTGGCGTGGAGGCTCCGTCAATCGGCGTCCACGTTGTGCCGTCAAACAACAGCGGTTTGTCTACACCGTTGGCAGCGTACATATAACCGCCAGCTGCGGTCGTGATATTGGTGGCTTCCCATCGGCTGTTGCCAAGCCCTGTGACCTTGGCCGCGCCAACTGCGCCTGCGGTTGTAACTTCGTAAATGTTGCCACCAACAACAGCAAACATTTTGTCGTTGGTGCCTGCGTTGTAAACGAGCAGGCTTTCTACCTGCCCCGTCATGCCGGTGGCGTGCCTTACATAGCCACCACGAATAGACACGCTAGAAACGCCGGGGAACAAGTTATCTAACGTAACCGCATCGGTCGGGGCCATGTTGGCAAGCGAATCGCGGGCGTTCCACCCGCCAACAGGAGCGGGCAGAGAGGCGACGTTGTTTGTCGTCCTCTGGATTAGCCTTCTGCGAGTAGGCGACGCCATTACTGGCTGTCCGTGCCGTAGCCGCTGTCAGGGATGTTGTCGTAGCCGATCAACACCGTACCCGGGCGCGGGGCAAACGAGAGGTTGGCCGCTGCCACATCCTGCGCCACCGCTGTCTCAAACTCTAGGAGGTAGTCGCGGTAGAGCGCGGTCGTGTCAAAGCCCTTTGCCTCAAAGTATTTGAGTTTGGTGCCAAGCACCATGAGGCGGTCGGGATATACGCAGGTGTCGTCGTCAGCGGTAAAACTGTTTTTGGGCGTACCGTCTGCCGCTTCTGCCCAACCCTTACTGCGGTACTCAAAGCCGAGCAACTCGCCACCGTTCATACCCGGCCAAATCTGGAAGTATTTGCCGAGCAAACGCCAGCGGATACGTGGGCCGGTGCTAATGTAACCCGAGAGCAGCCATTCCCATTGCTGCGGCGACTCGGGGCCGAGCATTTCCCAACGCTTGCTCTTGTCCCAATGGGTGCGGTTGACCGTGCTGTAGTAGTCAGGCGGTAAGCCGTATTTCACCTTTTGGAAGATGACCTGTGCATCAACTTGCGTGGAAGTAACTTCGTAGTTCAGCGTGACGCTAGTCGGGCCAACGCTGGTGATATACGTGGCGTTCGGAATGCCATTGCCCTGCACCTGATACGTCGTATCTAATCCCGTCGTTGACGCAAGGCCGGTGATCGCCGCCACACCATTAACCCACGAACCTGTAGCGGTCGTGGCTTCGGTGTAAAACGTGTATTGACGCGTCAGCTCTCGCCAGTCAGCACGACGGAGCAACTCATAGCCACAGGCGTTCATCAACGCGAGCAGCTGCACAACGTCTTGGCTGTTATTGCCAGCGACAGTTGAGGGGGTCGGAATGCCTAACTCGTTGGTGCATTCCTGTATGAGTTCCACCATCGTGCTGCCCATGCTATGCCTCCGCTAATTTAGGCGGCCTTCCACGACGCTTCGGCTCGTCGTTAAGCAATGCCGCCATTTGCGCTTGCAGTTCCGCAAGCTGCTTCTTGGTGTCCTCAAGTTCCGCGCTCGCTTCGGTGCGGTTCTTGCGGTTCAGATACAAACGCGCACGGTCGCGCAAGCCAATGCCACCCATGCCGACGCGCTGCAACTGGGCGTCCGAGGCGAGGGCAAGCTGCTCCACCGTGACAAATTTGAGGATGTTCAACTCTGCGATCTGGTCGCGGTTAATTTCATCGGGAGCGTCTTTGTTCCATTGAGACAGCGGGGTGCCGATCTGCGAGGCTGCGCCCTCGTTTTGCTGCATCTGGTAGTACAGCCATTGGCGCGGGAAACGCTCTTTGTGATCGTCCCGTAGCGGCTGATCCAGAATGTTTGTCTTATCACCGGGGGCCATGATCCGCACGTAGGTCTTGCCTGCGTTCGGGCCTTCGTCACGGGTGTAAAACTCAACGTGCAGTTGGGCGTCGGCGTTGTTGATGTCGCTATCTAATGGCATTGTCCTTGCTCCTGTGGGGATTACAGGTTGTTGACCTGTGTTACGGTACAAATGACCGAGGGGATTGCGGGATAAACGCTTGTGGCGCTCGCCGCAAGTAAAACTACGTCTGCGTCATTACTCTCCCACATCAATTCTACATAATTGGTGGGTTCAAGTTGGATGACAAAATTCCATGCCGCCACTAACTCCGCAGCAGTGCCTTGTATGACAACCCTGCTGGTGGTGTTTGGCACGTTGGTGCCGTTTTTGCGTAGCCAAATGTGAATGACTGCCGCTGCGCCAGAGGTTTTATCCAACTGCGCTGAAAATTGGACGTTATAAACGCCCTGATTGTCCACCACGATGCGAGAGGTGGGCGAGCCAATACTGATGCCGTTTGCTGCGTCTGTCGTGTCAAACGTCATTGCCATCGCCTCGCCAACAGAGGTAACGGTTTGCGTCGTTGTGTCCGAAAACGCACCGTAATGCAGGATAGGAACCGAGCGGCCAAAGCCCTGCAATTCTTCCCACAGCGTATTGCTAACGGCAAAAAACATGGCCGAGCAGTCAGCGTTGATCGTGCCAAACCCAGCATTGTTGATGGTGTTGTTGGCGTTGTAGGGGTAGACCGTTAGCGGGTTTGCGCCGCCGTTCTTAACGATAATGGTCGCGCCCATTTCAGCCTGCGGCAGTTTGACGCCCGCACCTGCGCCCGTCGTGGTGACGTTGGTGTAGACGTAGCTGATCTGCGTGGCATCGCCAGCCGAGGTGCCAGCGGCTACTGCCGAGGCATTACCGTCGCCGCAAATGCAAAGGGTTGATAGCGAGTTGACGCCCGACCCCAACACGCGGGATGGAATTGCCACTAGGCTGCCTCGTCCTTTTGGTTCCTGACTCGCATGATTTCTGCGATCAGGCCGGGGCCGCGGGCATCCACGTTGATGTCGCCCATCACCTCAAACAGTTTCTGGAATTCGTTGGCCTGCTGGGCCATTGCCATGTTGCAATTGAACTTCTTGCCGGTCGGGCCGCCTACGAAAACGTCAATAGATGGCCCGGTGTATTCCCCGGTAAACCGCTTCAGCCCATCGGCGCGGTTGCAGCTGTCGTACCCGTACAGCACAAAGTTGCGGAACCCGAGCAGATAACCAATGTTGATGGCTCGCAGTCCCGAGGTTGTCCCGCCACCCACGGCGAGCTTGTTCGGGCCAATCGCCTGCATTTCTGGGCCGTCTGCCCACGAATGCCACAGCCATACGTTTTTGCCTTGCAGGTAATCAAACGTGACCGGCGGGCAGCGTGAGGCGACGAGGTACACGGTACGGTCGTTGGCCTTCTGGATGCCGCTGGTGCGGTCACGCGGGTCAAGGTTGACCCACAAATCTGGTTGCACACCGTTATCGCAAAGGAAGTCATGCGCGGCTTTGATTGCCACAATGGGGCGGCCTGCGCGGCGGTGCGCTTTAATTTCGTCAATGTAATCAGGCATAGACCACCCACTCGCCACGCACACGAATGTTCCATCGTGCTTAATGGGAGTGGGGGTCAGTTCTGGAAGATTACGAGCAAGAGCAGAGCGGATATTGGAGCAAAGCTCCTCTGCCGTCCCTGCCGCCTGCACCGTAATCTCCAGAGGTTGCATGGCTTTAGAACCCGACAACGCCCGTGGCGATGTGCGGGTAGCCAGCGATGCAAGTCACCGCAGAGGCCGAAGCCGCCGAGGTGGTTGCAACAAGGCCAGCAACCAAACCGCCGGTCACGGTTGCGTCGTCAAGGACGCCACCCGTGGCGGTGGTAAAGAGCGGGACGCTCGGCTCGCAAGCCGCCGCCACGTTCACGCGAGGCTTACCGCCCAACTGCACCCAGCCGTAAGAGGCAGAAGCAATGGACACCTGCGCGAACCCGACGGCCTTGGAGCCAGCCGAGTTGGTCGTGGTCAACGGCACAACGGTGTTGTTTACGCGAACGGCAACCGCCGCGTAAGTCGCCACCGTGGAAGCCGCCTGCACATAAATAGCCTGACCGCCATCGTCAAGATTGACGACGGTGCCGACATTGAAGGCAGGCGACGTATCCGTGTAGCCGAGAGAAACGCCAATGAGATTTGAAGTAGAGACAGTCATTTGCGTTACTCCTTAAGCAATCAACACGCCTTGGAACTGGCTGCCCGAGCAGGTCAAGTTACCTGCCCAGCCAATCAGTTTAACAATGGCGTCTTGGTTGACCGCCTGACGCTCGCCACCGATCGGAACAAAGTTACGATCTTTGTGGGGACGGAACATCAGGTACTTGGTGTTGAGGAACCACATATGGTTCGCGTTGCCCGAGCCGCTGTTGTACGTGCTGGAACCGATACCACCGTCCAACACAACGTCAGACGCCATACCGGCACCGTAGTACTTCAACGACGCGAAACCCGCGCCCGCCATGCCCGAACCACTCTCGGTAATACGCTGAATCGCTTGGAGCGACTGCAAGTAGAAACGATAGTAGTTGTTGTCGGCCACGATCAGGTCAGGCTTGTCGGTTCCACGAACCAACTGCACCGCGAGGGCATCCATGTAGCCTTGGATGGTCGTGCTGGAGACAGCGCCCGCACCACCGCCATCAGCGGCAGCCGAGAACTTCTTGCTCTGCCAGAACGTCCACACGGCGCGGTTATGCCGCCGTAGGTACCCGTGGTCGGGTCATCCGGCACAGCAGCAGCAAGACCCGTGAGGTTCTTACCCGCGTTGCCGGTGCCGTCGCCGTACAGGTCACCGCTGATGCGGTTGGCCAGCTGGGCTTCGGCCACTTCCATGCGACCGTCAAGAAGGTCAATGATGGCCTCCTTACCCGAGTTCTGGATCATCTCCAGACCCGAGATGGTCACCGCAGAAGCGTACTGCGTGATGGAGAACTGCGCCGAGCTAATCGGGCTGTTCTGACCCACGTTCAGCACTTCGTAACCCGAATAGCTGTTCGTGTTGTTCGTGGTCGGATCGGTGTACATGATTTCTTGCAAAATCACGTTACCGCCCGAGAACGTCTTGACGTTCCCACGCTCTTTAAGACGACGAAGCAACGCGTTGTTGTTCGTCACGTTATCAGCAAGCTCACCGCTACGGCTCTGGATTGTGGTAGCAATGATGTCGCTGATGCTTGAGTTGGCAAATGCCATTTGATTACTCCTTCATCAGTTAATTACAAACGCGTCTCTGTTTCGGAGAAAGCCTCCTCCAAGAGTGCGCGACGGTTTGCTGCCTTGGGAGCCGTGTTTGCGCCGGGTGTGGCACTTCTGACACTCACCGCTGCTGCGCGGGCAGATTTCGCTACCCGATTGGCTTCCTTCGCCTGCTTGGCAGCTTCTTCGGCTTGTTTGGCCTTCAAAGTCTGCTCAAAAAGGTTCGGGTCAAGCCGGATGGCCTTGTCATATGCTTCGTCCAACGTCTGTGCGACCCCGCTCTGTAGGAGTTGGATCATCGTGGGTCGGACATCCTCAAAATGCTCGGCCTTCAAACTAAACTGGTTGATTTCGTTCAACAGGGTCTGATTTTCCATCATTTCCTGCTGCTGCTTCCAGCCCATGACTTCGCCACGGACTTGATTAAGCTCGTTCTGTAACTGCCACACCAGCGGGTCAACGCTGTTGGGCTGCATCGGCGCTGCGCCCGGTGCCTGCGGCTGCATTGCGCCGAGGTTGATACCGTAGCTCTGCGCCAACTGCATGAAATACTGCATTTTGGTTTGCGGGTCGCTGGTACGCAGCTTGTGATCTGCCTCCATCAACGCTGCAACTGCCTTTTCTGGCTGCAAACCTAGCCCTTGAATTGTGTTCATGTAGGGCTGGATGGCTTCCTGCATCGCATCGGCAAACTGCGCTTTGGAGAGCAGCGGTTCCACGCCCGCTCGCATCTGCTCCTCGCGCTGCCATGCGTATTCCTGCATCTTTGGGTCGGCTTTTGCCCAAATTTCGTGGTAATCCTTCTTCCACGAAGCCGGAGGACGCCGCCAAACAGGCGGTTCTTCTTCCTCAACCTCGGGTTGTGGTGCGGGTTTGGCAAATCGGCCTGATTCGTCGCGTGGTTTAGCCTCAATCGGCTCGCCACGCTCGGCAGCCTCTAGCTGCTCCTCTAGCAACGCCCTGCGGTCAATCGTTTCAGCCTGTGGGGCTTCCTGATTCTCAACGTCCATTTAGCCTCTCCTGTGGGGATTGGTGAAGTTCAACTCTTGGCGCAGCTGTCGGATGATCCGATCTGCCTGTTCATTGGTCATGCGCTTGTTAACCTCGTACTTGAGGCGTTCCAAACGCTCATTGCTCGGCTTCTCCCGCCGTATGTGTTTGGCGGGATCGTCGTTGCCCACCTCCTCACAGCCGTGCGCCTTCAAATGGCGGCGGTGCTGCGAGCGTGAGGTGATCATGCTGCCGTCAACCATGCTCTTGTATGGCTGGATGTCCGGCTGGATGTAGTGATATTGGCCCTTCTCGTCCTTGCGACGCTCTACAAACTCGCCGTCTACGAAAACATAAGTGCGTTTCATTGATTAAAGGTCGTAGGAGGTAAAGTTTTGTTCATTTGCGCGATGATCAGGCGCGTCTGGGCGTCCATATCAGCCTTGTACTTGGCGGCTTCCTGCTGGCTTTGCAGCTTCATCGCCTCCAACTGCGCCTCAAACTGCTGCTTTTGCTGCTCCATCGCCATCTTGGTCTGGTTCTTGAGCTGCTCCATCTGCATTTGCTGTTGGAGTTTGGCCTGTTGTAGCGCCGCCTCCATCTGCATACGGCTCTGCTCCATTTGGCCCTTCTGCTGCAACTCGGCCTGCTTGCCCTGCTGCTCGCCATCGGGCTGCTGTTGCTGCGCGGCCTGTGCCAACTGCTGCAACGTGGCGTCAATCTGACCCTCAATCGGGCGGGCAGCCTTAAACGCCTGCATACCAAAGCGCAGCAACTCCATCATCATCGGCACCATTTCGGGTGACGCCTGACCAACCGGGAGCGCCTGCGCGAGGAACCCACCGAACGCCTGCAAGAATTGCAGCCTATCCTGCTTGTTCTGGTTCTCGTCCAGCATCACAAGCGAGTCAGAGGCAATGTCCACGCGGAAGTTACGCAGCGGCTTGTTGCGAATCAGCTCAATGGCTTGCGGGATCAACTGTTGATCCGCTGGCGTCATCTGGTTGGCAGCGGCATACGCCAGAATCGTCTCTGGCTGGTAGTGCATACACATGACCTGCGCTTTTAGCCGGATGAGTTCGGCGGCAAACATCGCCACCTCCTCCTGCATAGAGCGCAGTCTTAATCCTGCGTATTGTCCTTTGATTTGCTGCGCCGTTGCGGTTTCCGACGCTGCCGAGACGCCGCGAATAATGTCCGCGATGCCCGTAATTTCGTAGATTTGGCTCTTGATGTCCTCTCTGGCTCGGTAGCATTGGAGGAGGGCGTTGGCGAGCGTGTCCAGCGGGAGAAGGTCAATGCTGCCTTTAAGGCCGCCCTTCTCGCTGAAAGCCATCCACTTATCAACTGGAATAAGCGCATTGTTGTCGCCCTCCGTCATCAAGCGTTGCAGCGCAGGCTGGCTGGCGTCGTACACGCCACGCACACGCAGCGATTTCACCAAGCCGTCAATGCGGTCGGAGAGAATGTCCAACTCCATCGCCTGATCTTGGTACAGCACGAAGTCGGGAACCGGGACGAGCGTATCGCTGGTCGTCGTGGCGTACAGCGGGCGCGGGCAGGGGAAGAATCCCTCAAGGCCGAGCGGGTCGTCACGCACATCAATGATCTGCGGCATACCTTTGGAGAACCAGTAAACCTTCTGGGTTTCTTTGTCCCAAAGTTCACAAATCTTGGCACGGTTATAGAGGCGCTTGTTTTCGTTGTAGGCGTTAAGCGGTTCTGGGCCTTGGTCTAGCGGTATCTTGGCCGCCATTTCTTCGCCAAAACGCTCTACGAGCGCCTCGCGGGTCATGTAGACCCAGCGCCACACCTGTCCGACTTCTTCCCATGTGCGGGCGGTGCTGTGGCCAAAGTCGCGCCAATGGACGTAATCCACCGGGGCGCACTCGTACTCAATCTGCTCAAGGTTCGGCGGCGCACCCTCACCCTGCTCAATGTTCGGGGTGACCGATACGCCGTCATCCTCAATGCCAATCGGTGCGGTGTGCGGCTCGTACCGTACCCACGCCGTGCCGCGTCCACCGAGGAAGCGATCCTCTACGCAATACGCCATCGTTGAGCGGTAATCAGGGTAATGCTCAATTTCAAAATCAATGGCGCGTTCTAGCAACTGTCCTGCCACGCGGCCAACGGGGTCGTTGTCACCAAAGCGGCGGCTGATGTCGGCTTTCGGAAGCTTGGCGTACACGGCAGGCTTGAGCGTCTGCACGTTGCTCCAGAGAATGTTGAATTTGGCCGATTCAGTCAGCGTCTGCCCACGGGTGTCGTCGCGGTAACGCTTGATGATCTTCTTGGTACGCGCCGTCCACTTGGCGAATTCGCTGTCGTACTGCCCGATAATGCGGAGGTACTTGTTGAGTTCCGGCTGTACCAGTACGTCCATCTTTATTTCCCCTCGTTACGGGCGCTGATTGCCTTGGCCTTGGCCTTGGCTTCTGCCTTGCTACCTGCGCCCCAAGCCTTGAGGGCAAGCGCAAGGCGCGTGGGCTTACCGTTCTTTTCCATCGGCCCCGGCATATTGCCCATGCGGGCGAGGAACGAGGCGCGGCGCGGGTTGTCACCCTTCTTCACCGGGGGCTTCAATGTGCCACCCGTCTCGGCTTTGTAGGAAGCGCGACCCTTGGCGTTTAAACCGCCCTTCGGGTTCTTGCCCTCGCTACGCTGCCACGCTGCGCTCACTTGTTTTCCTTCTTGGCCGTCTTGGCCGATTCGCGGAACGCCTTGGCGGTCGGTGCGCCGGGGTCGCCGGGCTTACGCATACGCTCACCCGAACCAGCCTTGATGCGCTCTTGTTTCGCCAAAATGTTGGCGTACAGACCGGGTTTGCGGTTCATACGTAATCGCTGAACAAGCCGACGACGCGGCAGTTGCTGTTGCCCGAGCAGGTCGCCGTAATCGCGCCCTTCGTGCCAACCTCCAGCGGGATCACGTACACGCCAGCGGCCTGCGTTGCCGGGATGCTGACAAGGGCAACGCCGTTGTCGCTCACGATGCAGGTTGCTTCGGTGTTGCTCTGCACGTTGACGATAACGCTGTGCAAGTACGCACCGGCTGCGCCGAACGTGCTGCTGCTGGTGGCCGCCACGGCAACGTAGTTGTTACGAACGGGACTAATCGCGGTCATATCCTTGCCCTCCGAGAGCCTTGGCGGTCGTGAACCGCCCACATATCGTTAAGTGTCACGGTGTTTTCTGGCCCGACGATTAGCGGTTTAGGCTCAAGGGTCGGGGTCTTGTCAGCCTGTTCGGCGTATGATACCGCAAGCATACGGAAAGCGTCACTCGGGTGGCTAGTCCAATCGTGACGCGGTGACTGCCTGTACGCTTTCTTATCTTCGTCGTACTCGCGCTGATACTGACGCAACGCCTCAATGCCCTCTCGGCACTTCTCTGCGTCAAACCACACACGCGGCAGAATCATACGCACAGCCTGTATGCCGCTCTGTACTCCAATGTCGGGAACGACAGCGAGTTTGGCAACATCAAGGTGTGATGCGAGCTGCTCAATGATGCTCTTGCCAGTCTGTAGACTCTTGGCTCTAGCGTCGTGCGGCAAGTAGTGGCGGGCGTACTGATACCGCTTTGCCATCACCGTGCCTGCGATGTCGTAGATGTCAGCACCCGATACGGCGTGGAAGTCTATAACGCGGATTTCCCCACGCCCGATCTGGTAGAACCAAATGGCGGTGTCGTCCCGATAACCCAAGTCCCACGCGGTGTACACGGGATAGTTGGGATCGTACGGCACTTGGCAGATGCGCCCTTGCTGCTCTGCCTCTCGCATTTCCTTGCCAAAAAAAGCGCCGAGGATCGCAGCCTCAAAGCTGCACTCGTACTCCTGTAGGTACTGATCCTCGGCTAACTGCGCCCGCGCTGCCGCTAGTTCCCCTGCGGGCAGGAGTCCCGAGGTGGATGCAGGCAAGCGCAACAGGAACCACTCGCTAGGGAGACGAGTAGCGGTTTCGTAAATCTCCCAAAACTGGTTCTTGCCCTTGGGCGTACCGCCAAATACGCACCACCCGGTTTTGTCGCTCAAACTCGGCCTCAAGACGTTCCCAAATACGCTAGGCCGAAAGTCGCCATATTCGTCTAGGTAAAGGCCGTCAAAGCCTAGGCCGCGCATGGCGTCAGCGTTGTCGGCACCGAACAATCTGATCTGACTGCCGTTGAACAACGTGATAGTCAATTCTTGCTCGTTCTTACTGTCGGTAACGGGCGCGGCGAACTCCAGAAAATATTGCCATGCAACGGCCTTGGCCTGCGATCTGTACGGCGCTACATAACCGAACAAGCCACGCTCGCCCTGATACGTCACGGCTGCCCGGATGATGTCGTTAACGGCTGCGACTGTTTTACCAGCGCGACGATGAGCGACTAGGCAAGCCCACCGCTGCGTTCGGTTGTGGAAAGGCATGAACGCCTTTCGGGGGCGGTATGGGATGACTACTCGGGAGCCATCCATGTCACTTCTACCTTGATCTTGTCGCCGTTGTTGCCCGTGTGTTCGTGACGGGCGAGCTTCGGCACATGGTATTCAATGACATCCATCATGCAGCGCCATGCGGCTTCTGCGCCTTTCGTCTCGTAGATTTCGTCCAGCCAAATGTTAAGGCGATGGGCGTTGCCGTCTACAAGACGGGCTATTGCTTCCCGAGCCTCTGCGGTTGCCTTGTTGGGCGATCCTTTTGGTCTTGGCATAGGGCTTATTTATGCACAAATGAAACAATAATTAAAGTGTTAGCGCTTATACGGTGTTGCGGCAATATTTGCCAAATCCAATTTCCTGACTTCGCTTGGAGTCAACATCCAATTTCCATCTACAAACTTGAAAGGAACGCCTTTTTTCCGCAGACGTTGATAAATTGCATCAGCGGCGTCACTCCTTATACCGCTTGAGGTAAATCCCGCACCTTTTTCTTGCGCTATTGCTAGCGCTTCCAAATACATTTCTGTTGCTGTTCCCGTGCCTTTTGGCGCATCGCCAAATGCTTCTAAATCTACAAATACATTTCCAATCTCTTGACCAACTGCTGGCTTTTCTAACCCAACCGATAAACGAACTGATCCATCGCCAATTTCGCGCTCTAAAGTCCATTTACCAGCCAAATCCGACGAATTGCTTTGGTTCGCTCCACCAATCACAAGCGATTGCTTTACTGGCCGAATTAAATCTCCGGTATCTGGATCAAACCCCAAAAAAACTTTCTGCGTTGCTTGATCCTTTACGTCTTGGAATTGTTTTGCATAATTTTCCTTTGATTTATCTATTTTTACGTCTTTCATCATCGGGCCGCCCTTACGTGGGCCGAGCATTTCGCCAATGACCTCGCCTGCGCCCAACGGGCCGCTGGTGGCTTTCTGGGCGGTGTAGCGCAGAGCGTCAGCGATGACCGAGGGATCGCGGATAACGGCTCTGCCTGTCTCGTAGACGCTTTTGGCGGTGCCTACGGGGTCGGTGATGATGCCCTTGATGCCCTCTAACTGGTTGGTCAGGCCTTCGCCTAGCCCGATAGAAAGGTTTTCTAGGTTGGTGCGAAAGTCTGCCCGAGAGGCAGGTTGGGCGGGGGTCGTGACTAACCCCGGCACCGATTCCATCATTCTGCGGCGGCGTTCTTCCTCGTAGGCGAGGGCAGCAGCAAGGCGGCTGCGGTCAGCGGCCATTTACTTAAAACGCTCCAGCTTGTACGACAGCGCGGCGATCTCGCCGACGATCTCGTCAATGATGTTCTGCAAATCGGTGTCTTTCGGCAGGTCGCCCCGAATGCCCTTAACAAACGTCAGCAGGCTGTCGGCGTAAGCGGCTGCGTCCTTTTGCACCTTGAACCCGTCTGGGTAATCGTCCAGCGGGATGATGCCGTGATGACCCTGATACGCCTCGGCGTACTTGTCGGCCAAGTCCACGATGTTCTCGTAGTAGTGGCCGAGTGCCTTGTGGGCGGCGTAGCTGGCGGTGTTGAGGTGCAAGTAATGAGCCGCTGTGCTGCTATGCAGCAAAACACCTACAAACTCGGCGGCATCTTTATGGCTCATTGGGCGGTCAACCGTAAGTTGGGCAGGATGATTGCAGTCGTAGCATCACCCACGGCAAAACGCTCTGTCAACTGTCGCTCTGGCGGGTAAACCAATATCCGATTTGACAGGTTTATCTGCATAGCGTTCCAGACGCCTTTTTCTATGCCCTCAAAGTCATCAAGGGTAATAATGGTGTCGGGGTGGAACAGCCGCTCAAGGTGCGCCCGATCATTGGGTTGTAGCCGACCGTCTATGTGCAGGTGGTCTATCGTTCCATCCAGTTTGGCGAGCATTTCGGTGCTGCTGCTGTGGTACTGCGTGACGTTCGCGTAAATCGGCAGCTTGAAGTTGTGCGTCATGTCGCAGGTATGCACCTCGGTGTCGCCCCGAGCCAGCACAAACGTGGATTTGCCGATATAAGTGCCGATTTCCACCACGCGCTTCGGTCGGAAATACCGCTTTACCGCCCACAGGGCAATGAGGCTAGCGTTGTTGGTGGAACCTGTCTGGCGGTCAGGGTCTAGCGCCTCAAGGTCGCTGATCCGCTGCCACGGTAAATCTTCCAATCCGTCAAACAGCGTGTCCCAAATAGCCCTAGACAGTCGCTTACGGTTTAAGTTCAGCATATATTCCTCTTATGCGCTTCGTATTTTTCCACGTAGGCGACGACATCGCCCTGCCGACCAAAATGGTTGCGTCCATCCATGCCCACAACTCGGGCGCGGAGGTGATCCAAGTCACAGACGGTCACACCCCAACTATCCCGGGCGTCACCACCACCGTTGTGATGGACATTGACCGCCGTCACCTGATGCTCGCCAGAACGGCGGCGTGGGCGAATTTGGGGCTGGATAGCCCTGCCCTCTACCTTGACACCGACATGATCGTAAACGCCCCCATAGACGTTGACGGCGCGTTGGGGAAGGGCGTTGTGGCGATGTGTCGGCGTACCTTCAACCGGGACGCGATCTTTAACACCCACCAGCGCGGCCAAGACTTTTCTGAGTACGCCGGTAAAACGCTGGACGAGCTGTACCCCTATGTTGGGTGCTGCACCATCACGGCTGATTGGGGTGTGTGGGCAGACCTGACCGAAATGTACATGGCGCTGCCCGACAAATTCAAAGTCTGGTACGGCGACCAAGAGGTTCTGCGGGAATACGCCAAACGGCACAAGGTCGTTGACCTGCCCGAGCATGAGTGGGCGTGTTTGCCAGAGCATATGGCTGGTCGCCCGCTGATTACGCACTACAAGGGTCAACGCAAAGCCCTCATCTTGAATGCTCCGGCCTGATCGCTTCGGTATAACGCTCGTATAGCTCTTTTACGGCGTCTTGGGGGTCACGGGCGACGTAATACTCGCCCCTAGCCTCAAATGTCTTTCGGAACGCCTCCTGCGCTTCCCGCAGCTTTCCCTTTGGCATCTTGATTTCCACCCAACATACCCACGGTGTCCCGTCCGGGAGTGGGCGGGTAACGAGTTTGTCGGGAATGCCCTGCCCTGCCTTGCCAAAGTCGGTGACCGTGAACCCGGCTTTGCGTAGCGCCTCGGTGATGATGGCGTCGTTCCCGTCACGGCGGGCGGCGTGTCTCATCGGACTTTTAGCACCAACAGCTGCGGGTGGTACTGCATTTCCGAAAACACCCCGTTTTTGCTGTCTATCATCCGAGCGAGGGCGTCAAACAGGTTGGTAATCTGTTTGCGGTCGTTCGGCAGGGTGCTGTTGAAATTCCTGCGGAACCGCGCCGCGTAACCTTCATCGTAGGTGCAGGCCAAGTCCTCAATGACGTAGTAGCCGCCCGAGCGCACCCATGTCTGGCAATGCACCAGCGTATCCACAATGTCCTCGGCCATGTGGCTGCCGTCGTCCACGAATAGGTCTAGGGACTTGGCAGGCATGGAGTACCGACGCGGGTCAGCGATCTGGATACGCACGTTGTCCAAGTCTTTGCAGAGGTTCGCGCACTCGGGGCGTATGTCAAAACCCCATATCACCGACGTAGGGCAGTAATTAGCCCACATACGCAATGAGGCACCACACGCCACGCCTACCTCTGCGATCTGCAACGGAAAGCGTTTGTGCGGGGCAAGTTCCGCAATCAGCTTTTCGTAGACCTTGGTGTAGCCGTGCTTGATGTTGCCTTTGTCGCTGCCGTACAGGTCGGCAAGCCCCGTGAGCGAGACTTCCGCAAGGTCAATTTCACCCGTTTCCGGCGTGTATTCTTCGGGCGTGACGGTATCAAGGTAACGGCGAACGCCTCCTCGTTCCTTGCCTCGTTGATCAGCCTGCCTAGCCATATTCGCCACCATATCTGGTTACCCTTGTACTTGTTTAGCGGGGGAATTCGCACGTTTCAGTTTCTCCACAGCCCTCTCGCCCCACAACTGCCTGACCAAGCCAATCGCGTCACGATCAGACAAGACAGCAGCAGGGCCAGCCTCACGCACTAATTCAGCCACTCGGTCACGGTTTACGTCTATTCCACGGGCTAACTGTGCGTCGTAGAAACGTAAGCGGTTCAGCGGGGATTGTCGTACCAAGTCATTCCACGTTGCTGCGTTGGAGTGCAACTGGTGTTCTAGGTTGTGACTGGGTTTAGCCTTTTCAGTATTTACAGTCGGAGAGTAAGTGTATTCATCACCCATGTATCACCTATAGACCCTGATGACTGATGGTGATTCCGCACGGAGTTTTAGACGGATTGCGCCTAACTCGGGATCGTGCGGAATTGATGACTGACGGAGCCATCCGCTGCGGGCTACTTTTGCCGAGTTTCCCCGGTGCCATTCACGCTTCCCCGCTTCACGCCGCGTGTCTAGAGGCTGGCCGCCCCGGTCTAGATTTAAGCCCGTTCTGCGCGTGGTTTCCCCGTCCAGAAAGGCCGAGGCGTAGAGGTAGGTTGACAGGGGGATTAACCGAGCTAAACTACTGCTACGCCGAACTGCAACCCGAGCGTATAGGCAGCCAGCCTGCCGCGTCAAGCCCCCGCGCTTCCCCGCCGGGGGTTTGTCGTTTCTGGCGTCCGTAAAACGCATTAGCGCCCTTGTGGGGGCTTTACCTGCCCTGCCTTGTACTGCCACAGCCTTGCCTGCGGGATGCGCCCGTTGCGTATCCACCGGGATACAGCTGGGGGGCTAACCTTGAACGCCCGAGCTATGCCAGCCGGGGAGCCAAACTTCTTGAGTGCCTGCTGAATGTCCATGCTGGCAGATTAACCGTCGTTACTTTTTTTATCAATGGGGCTTGACATGGCTTTTAACTTGTGTTAATATACGCCCATACGCTAACCACAGAGAGGTTTATATGTCGCAACTAATTCGCATCCCTTGGAAGTTTTACCTTGACCATTACGAGCGCGGGTTGCCGACGCCTAATGAGGTACGAACCACCAAGACTCATGTCTACGTCAGCGCCGACGATCCGCACCTCAATGCGTTATGGGCTGATGCCGAGTTCTACGCACACAAGTTTGGCCCCGACCTTTGCCCATCTATCAAGGCCAGCGCCAAAGCAACCCTTACCGCCATCAACAAAGTAGTTGACGGTCTGGAATAACCTTGGTTAATATACCCCTCGTTGACAAACACAACACAGGAGCAACAGATATGCGTGACAAGTATTCAGCCCTCGGCGACTTCTACGCCCTCGGCAACAAGTTCCAAGTTGACGTTGAGTATTCGCAGGACATGGATAACTCCGTGTTCGTGGAGAAAGCCACGATCATTGGCATTTACTTGGACAACGATAAGTACGCCACCGCGCTCAACCACGACATCAAGCTAGACCTTTGCGATCTGACCGAGGGCGAGGAATTTACCCTCAACGAGATTGCGAGCCTTGATGCGCTGCGTAACGGGGGCATGGAATGAAAAGCCCTTACCCCCAATTCATCGCCATCGCCATCCTGTTTCTGATTGCTGCCGCCTGCGACCCTTGTGGTGACGGTGGTTGCACCGCAGCCGAGGAGCGAGCCAGCCATGCACGATGACATTTGGAATGACGACTTGACTTGGTGGCATCACCAAGACGAGCTGATGCAGCAGCTTGAAGAACAAGAACGCATAGACGCCTGTAACCGGGCATTGGATGAACTCAAGGAGAATGACGATGCAGAGTGAAACCATCGGCGCATTGGCCGCCGCGCTATCCAAGGCGCAAGCCGACATTACGGGTGCGCTGAAAGACAGCAGCAACCCGTTCTTTAAGTCCAAGTACGCCGATTTGGCATCGTGTTGGGATGCTTGCCGCAAGCAGTTAGCGGCGAACGGTTTGTCGGTGATCCAGACCACGCAGATGACCGAGCAGGGCTTGATGCTTGTCACCACGCTCGCTCACAGCAGCGGGGAGTGGATTGCAGGGCAGATGCCGGTGCTGACCAAGGACAACAGCCCACAGGGTCAGGGCAGCGGTATTACCTACGCTCGTCGCTATGCCCTCGCAGCCATCGTTGGGTTGGCGCAGATTGACGACGATGCAGAGGCTGCTCAAGGCCGAGCGTTTACGAACGACCCGCGTGGCGATCTGGGTAAGAAGTTTGACCAGACCAAGCGTGACCAGTTCGTGCAGCAGTTTCGTGGCGCGTTTGACCTAGACGCCGAGGAGAAAGACATAGCCCTTGCCGTGTTGGCTGTGCATGAGGCGCTGAATCCTGACCATGACCTGTATATCGCCGTGGCAGATGTGCTGACGGCAAAGGAACGGTCAGCGATCAAGAAGTACATTCAAATGGCAAAGGAGCAGAACCGTGGATAAGTTTGACCCAAATATGCGTGGCGTCTTGTTTAAGAACGACAAAGGCGAGAACGCCAAGCGCCCAGACTTTCGTGGGTCGTGCGTCATTAACAACGTGGATTTCAACGTGTCGGGCTGGAAAAAGGTAAGCCAAAAGACAGGTGACGCGTATCTGTCGCTCAAGTTTGAGGCGAAGGGCGAGGGCAAGCTGTCGCGTTCTGGCGAGCCACAACGCCAGCCGACCAAAAAGCCGCAAGTTACAGAGGCGAATTGGGATGACCTTGACACACCTTTCTGAATTGCCGGTGTTCATCGGTTATGACAGCCGAGAGGACATTGCCTATCGCGTGGCGCGGCGCTCAATAGAGCGCCATGCCCGTAACCCGATTTACATCCAGCCGATTGACCAAGCGTACCTGCGTTCGGTCGGCGTGTACTGGCGGCCTGACGATCCGCTCTCGTCAACGCAGTTTAGTTTTACGCGCTTTCTCGTCCCGTACCTTTGCGAGTACCAAGGTTGGGCGGTGTTTCTGGACTGCGACTTCTTGGTGCGCCATGACCTGACGCAGATATGGCGTTATGTTGATAAAAGCAAAGCGGTGTTTGCGGTACACCACGATTATCGGCCTACCGAAACCGTCAAAATGGACGGCAAGACGCAGCATCAGTATCCCCGCAAGAACTGGTCATCGTTCATGCTGTTGAATTGTAGCCATCCCGAGACTAAACGCCTGACGCCCGAAATCGTCAACACCGAAACAGGCAAATATCTGCACCAATTCCAATGGTGCGCGGATGAATACATTGGCGAATTGCCGGTGACCTTCAATTACCTTGAGGGCTGGCACACCAAGGCTGATGAACCCGATCCGGTGTGCGTCCATATGACCCGTGGCGGGCCGTGGTTCCCCGGTTATCAAGATGTGGAATACGCCGAGGAGTGGAAGGCGTACACATGAGACGGTTTTTATCCCTTGGCGCTGGGGTGCAGTCGTCCACGTTAGCTTTAATGATTGCCCACGGCGAGCTTGAGCCGGTGGAAGGGGCCATCTTCGCCGATACAGGATGGGAGCCTGTGCGGGTGTACGAGTGGCTAAATTGGCTTGAGTCCGAAATACAGCGATGCCCGCACCCGTTCCCAATTTATCGGGTGTCAGAGGGCAATTTGCGCGAGGATCAAATCAAAGCCACCATCACAACTGGGCAACGATTCGCTGCCGTTCCGTGGTTCTTGAAAATGCCAAACGGCGACACGGCGATGGGGCGGCGGCAATGCACTAGCGAGTACAAAATCAAGCCAGTCCACCGAAAACTGCGTGAATTGCTCGGTTACCAAAAAGGCGAACGCATCCACAAGGACGCTTGCCAGCTATTGATGGGCATTTCGTTAGACGAAATTTTCCGTATGAAGCCGTCAGGACGGCAATGGTTGGTACATACATGGCCGCTGATTGACCACCGCATGAGTCGCCGCGATTGTTTGTCGTGGATGGAAAACCGCCAGTACCCCATGCCGCCGAAATCGTCTTGTATCGGCTGTCCGTTCCATTCTGACCACGAATGGCGGTTAATCAGAAACGACCCCGAAGCGTGGGCAGACGCGATAGCGGTAGATGCTGCTATTCGGAACCCGACCAACGGCATTAAGGGACAGCAGTTTATGCACCGTTCCTGCGTTCCGCTGGCCGAGGTTGACCTGTCCACCGCAGCCGATCACGGCCAAACAGATATGTTTAACAACGAGTGTGAGGGGATGTGCGGCGTATGAAACGCATCTTCCCCGCCAACACGCCGCCAGAGCAGATAGCCCATGCGGTGCTGCGGATGGTCAGCGGGCTGCCTAACAAACCGTTAGCGGTGACCGTAGAGTTATGGAAAAAGCCGCGCACCAACCAGCAAAACGCTTACCTGTGGGGCGTGGTGTATCCGGCCATCATGGAGGGCGGTGGCGAGGCGCTAGGCGGTTTTACGCGGGACGATGTGCATGAGTGGCTGTTAGGCGAGTGCTTTGGCTGGGAGGTGCTGGAGGGCTTTGGGCGCAAGCGTATGCGACCGCTTAAACGATCTTCGGCGCTGAACAAACAAGAATTCAGCGATTACCTGACGTTTATAGACACCAAATGTGCCGAGTTTGGCATTTTGATACCACAACCTTACGAGAGCGAAACATGACACAGACAGAAATGATCCGCGCTCACCTTGAATCAGGGCGCGAAATTACCCCCATTGACGCATTGCAACAGTACGGCTGTTTTCGGCTTGCCGCCCGCATCAACGATCTGCGTAAAGCGGGGCTGCCAATTGAAACCATCACAGAACAACGAGACGGCAAGGCATGGGCAAAGTATCGTCTTGTTGGTCAAATGAGGCTGGTATGAATTTCTGGGTTGACACGCCGTACATCACGGCATACGTGCGTAACGAGTTTTTGCATGACCATGAGAAGGGCAAAGGCGAATTTACCCTCTGCACCGTGTTTGGCTTTCGCGCTGAACCTATGCGCGTCCCCATGTTCCAAATCATGTTGGAGTCAGGCGCACAATGGGCGCGTATCCCGATCCACGCGCTGTGCAGTAAGCCCTGCCCCGAAATGGCGTTACAGTTGGCTGTGTGGTGGGATAGCTTTAGCCGCAACTGTCAGGTCAAAGAGGTGGCGTTCTTGCGTAACCACCGCGTCAAGGCCATCGGGCGTGACGGGGTGCAGCGACCGGGAACGTACTTGATGACGGTGTTTTGGTGTGATGGCGGTTGGAGCGAGATACCCGACCAGAGCAAAGACCATCACATTATCGCTTTAGACTCGGGGCAATGGATTGCCTACCCTAACAACAGGTTGTTATGGGCTGACCCGAGTTGGATCAGAGGGGAAGTGCCGAGGGATTGGCGCTCCCCCTCTGATAACTACAGCGTGGAGGCACTACCGTGAAACGGCTTATAAGGGCTTTATGGCGGTTCTGGCAGCAACGTAGCGCCGAGGCTAACCGAGATTGGGCAAGCGTCCCTAATCCCGAGTGGCGGGCGTCTAGGGGCGGGAGGGATTATTGGTGAACGACGAAGATGACGCGCTGGAGCAAGAACTAAAGGCAGCCCCGTGGGGATATGGGCAACGCCGCCCACCGACGTTTCTGGAGATACTAGACCGGATGCGTAAGGCGGGGTTAGGCGAGGAGGCTGATTGGCTCCTGCGCGAGTGGACAATTTTAAGTCAGAAATAACGCCCGTTCGTCGTTGCGGCGTTTAACCAGCCCCGGCAATACCTTGCCTGCCGCCTTTGTCCACATCAGGAAGGCGTCAGCAGCGCCTTCTATATCGCCTCGGTTGTAACGCATCCGTATGCTGCTGCGTTGGAGGTTCCCAAGTCCGACGTTAAAAGCAAAGCTCACCAGAGCATCAAATTGCCCTTGATGATTAAGAGCAGCAGGGCAAAGTCGGGCCACGCCGCGCTCAAACCTGCCAAGGTCTTGAGCAAGGATAGCGTCCACCTCTCCCATCGTGAGCTGGCGATCCCAGCCATCGGGTATCGGTAGGTTCTTCCGTTCCTCATATTTCACCGCCGCATGGGCTGGGTCTATCACATGGCCGACGCCAACCGTCCACAGCAGCGCAGGACACCGATAAGGGCGTAGCCTCACGCCCTCATGGTGTTTGATCATGCGGATAGCCGCGTCTGATACCTTCACTTTTTGCCAAAAGCCTGCGTACCAAACCAGAACGCGATGATGCTGGAGAGAATCAACATTTCATCGTCGCTAAATACGTTTTCCATCGCCACGGCAAACGGGATGCCCGTCGTATAGGCGTACCAGACGCCTGCGATGTTCAGCGCAACTAGCTCTAGCACGAAAATGTAGGTGACGACCGGGCGCACCGAGGCGCGTAGGTTGATCATCCATTGGCTTGCGCCTTTGCCAATCTCAATGTCGTGTTGGTACAGGGCTTGGCGTTCCTCGGCAGCGGTCTGCGTCTGGATTTGCTCCAGCTTGATTTCCTCAACCCGTGCCTGCGCGATAAAGCCGCGTTCAGCAAGGGCTAGTTCGCGCTCCTTCTGTGCGGCAACCAACGCAAGCTCATGCTTCTTGTCCTGCCGGTCTTGGAAAATTTGCAGAATCTTGGGCAGACCGCCCGCAAGGAACGACAAAAACGTGCTGACCATCGTCATCATTTGCTTGCCCTCACTACATCGTCACCCTTGGTGACAGTTACGTGGTCGCCCTCTACGTCCACGCGCATCGGCTGCTCTTTGCGGTCAAGCCGGTCTAGTTTGGCAATCAGTTCTTTGATCACCTCAAACTCGGGCTTATCTTCCTTCTCCACGGTGCCAGCAATAGACGCCAGCATAGAGATAAGGGCGGTCAGCGAGGCACCAAGCAAACCCATCACAGCGGCGATCTTCTCGCTATCCAACGCAAGGCTGGAGAGAACGCCAATAACCACGATGGCGGTGATGTATTTAAGACCATCCTTGCCAATAGCCTTGCCCGCTACATCCTTGGCGCTGCTCTGGGCTTCAAGGCGCTGTAACTCGGCCTTGATCTGCACCTTCAGCAGTTCAATGTCCTCGCTCACTTGATGGCGTCCAGCAACAGCAACGCCATGCTGCCTAACGCGCCAAACAGCGCAACGATGATGGCCCCGCCCACCTTCAACAAAAGCCCTTCAAGGCGTTTGAGGCGGGCGTTAATGGCTTCGTACCGTACCGCACAGACATCAACATGGCTTGTCACGGTGACCTCCAGTTCTTGCAACGTCGTCATCGTCATCCCTCTGCTGCATCAAGAGCGGTTTTGCGATCCCATACCCATTGTGCCGCCGCTACCGGATCAAAGGGTTTAACGGAATTTGGGTCAGTCGGGTCGTCTTGCACCGTCCAATCAGCACCGACCGCTGCAAGGTAGTCCTGCAACGCCTGCTGGGTCGGAACAACCTCAAAGTTGCCCGTAGCGCCGGGATCAGCAAGGCCGACAAATACGGTGTCGTCATGCGCCGTGGTGCCGGGGGAGGCAACGCCAAACGCACCGCCCACGCCCTCGGGGTGCAGGCACAGAAACGACGGCACGGTGCCGTTCGGGTTAAGCCGGTATTTGATGCAATCGTGCATGGTGCGACTCCGCGTATTGTCCGTTAAAGCAATGCGCCCCGAAATGCCCCAACTGGCACCACGGCGCTACCCATACTGTGCCGCCCTGTTCGCGGTACAGATGGCAAAAGTTGTAATCCTCTGACAGCAGTTCGTGGTTGACGTTCTGCACCTTAAAAAAATCATAATGCTTCTGGCCGTCCTTGTTGTACCAGCCCACATGGGGCTTGAGACGGTCAAAAACATGGCGAGCAATCAACATAAATCCGGTTCCAACGTGCCTAACTTGAAACGGAACGTTTGGGCTGACCATTTCATGTCCCGGCAACTTGTTGATGTTGAAGATGCCAGTCAGCAGGTCTAGGCGAGCGTGGCCGTCCTTTGCGCCCTCTCGCACCCGTTCCCAGTTGATGCCCTTCATCGGCACCGCACCGCCAATAATGCCCTTGTCGGCCTTGATCATCTTGGCAATGTCGTTCGGCACAAACTTCTGGTCTGCGTCAATGAACATCAGGTAGTCGCCGTCTGTTTCCAAAAACAGGTGCGCGATGGTGTTACGCCCGCGCTGGATCAGCGATTCGTTGCCAAGGAAAATCGTCGTCAATTTGATGCCGTACTGGAGGCAGGCTTCCTTCAAGCCAAGCAGGGACTCTGTGTACTCGGTACACATCATCCCGCCATAACACGGTGTTCCGACGACAAGGTGCATTAGGCTGCCTCGGTCACCGGAGCCGCAGGGGGAAGGTTGGTCAGCGAGGATCGGTCAAATACCGAGAACCCACGACGAGCGGCAAACTTGGCCGGATCGTCCTGCCATTTGTCGGCACACGCCTCTAACCAACGCAATGTCATTTCATGAGTGGGCGCTTTGCCACTTTCAATTAGCTCTGCTTCCATCTTGAGGTACGCCACGACTTCGGCCTGCGCTTGGGTCGCGTTGATGCCAAGGTCAAAAAGATAGATTAGGTTGCCTTCGTCAATCACACCGCCACGGCTACGAGCCGCGTTTAGCGCCTGCTTCATGCAGGTCATAATGTGATAACGAGCTTCTTCCTTCTCGTAATCTTCCTCGGTGATTTCGTTCTTGCCGACTTTTTCCAGCAGTTGTTTGTGCTGGTTGACCAAGAAATTCATTTTACGCACGGCACCGTGGACAGCATTCTGGGCATTGTCCGTGTGCGTGTTGATCTCCATGATCTCAATTTCAAGCAACTCACGGTCAAACTCATCTGTTGCCGTAAGCAGCGCGGCTTCCTTGCGCTTGAGTTCCACCTGCTTTTTGCGGAGGTTGATGTACGCCTCTTGCAGCGCTATTTTTGTGCGATCAATTTCAGCCAGCGTGTGCTTGATGGAGCGGATCGGCGTAATAGCCGTTACGTCCAACGTCACCTGCATGAACTGCGAGTGCGACTTGTGGAAGTTGCTAGAGTCCTTCACGACTGCTGGCATCCGTGACTCAATGTTCTTCAACATCAAGTTGTATTCTGGTTTAGCAACCGGCAGGTTCGTGTAGGGCGTGTGAGCAACCAAATCCATTAAATACCCCCGTGGGAGTTAGAACAACCAGCGGATCGTGAAACGCTAACAAGTAAATCGCCAAAATCGGTGGCGTTTCCTGCTGACGCAATAGTTACGTAATCAAGCGTGTTTTGTGCAAAACTATCAGAAATAGCGGTTCTTCCCCCGCCGAAAACGCCGCGAGTAGACGAAGAACACGCCGCTATAAAATCTCGGCCAGCAGTTAAATCGCCAAAATCGGTGGCGTTGCCAGCAGTTGCGATAGTTATGTATTCAATAACATTGGTGACGGCTGGGCCAGCAATTTGACCCCCACCGAATAATCCCCTTGTAGAAGAAGAACATCCTGCTAATCCTGATGTTGCCGCCGTTAAATCGCCAAAGTCGGTGGCGTTACCAGCAGTTGCAATGGTCACGTATTGAATTACGTTTGTTAAAACGGTGCCGGGCCTAAATCCACCCGCAAAAACGCCTCGCGTAGTTGATGCACAAGCACCCATATAACGCGTTGCACTTAACAAATCGCCAAAATCGGTGGCGTTGCCAACGGTTGCAATAGTGATGTAATCAATGACGTTGTATCCGGGGCCGCCACCGCCAGCAAACAAACCGCGAGTGTTATTTGAACAGCCAACTACTTCTGGCCTTTCAGACGTTAAATCACCAAAATCGGCGGCATTTCCTAATGTGTCAAAAGTGACGTATTCAATCACATTGGTATCTGAAGCGCCTCCACCGAAAACGCCTCGGGTGCTTGAGGCGCAAGCGCCAAGAGAATCTCTAACGCCTGACAAATCGCCAAAATCGGTGGCGTTGCCAGCGGTGCTAATGGTGATGTAGCCAATGTTATTTACTGCAAAACCATTACTGTTTTTTCCACCTCCAAATATGCCGCGCTGACCAATGTCAGCTGGCAAAACAACGGCCCCCAACAGCATTTGCATGATAGTCATTAGGTCACGTTCCCCGTGATCACGCAGTTGTCGCTATCCAAAAACAGTACCGTTGCCACGCCTCTTGTAGCAAGAGTCACGCTGGCCTTGTCCGTGTTGGTGCCTGCAATGTAGGCGATGCTGATGCTGCATTCCACGGCGATGTTGCCGGTCGTGGCGTTGTAAAGCGTCACCACATCGCCCGTTGCCATAACGGCATTGGGAATAACAATTTTGCCGCTTGTGCCAACTCCGATAAACCGACCTGTATCACCTGCCGAAAGCGTATATGACGCTGTTTTGTTAGAACCTGACTGCGGTACGTCGCGGATATAGCCGTACTGGTCGTTGATAGATGCGGCGCTGACGTTAGTTGCCGTCAAAGTCACAATGTTGGCCGAGGTGGCGCTGGCGTTCGTAACCGTCAGCGTTCCGACATTGGCCGACGCCACCGACGCACCCGTTGCCGTGAGCGTGGTAACCGTGGCCGTCGTAAGCAAAGCCACCCCCGCGTTCATGGACGCGACCGAGGCGCTTGTGGCGGTCAGGTTGGTGAAGGTGCCGGTGGTAATAACCGCCGTGCCGACGTTGGCGCTGGCAACCGACGCACCGGTAGCCGTCAAGCTAGTAACAGTTCCGGTTGTGATAACCGCCGTGCCTACGTTAGCAGAAGCCACCGAGGCTCCAGTTGCCGTCAATGTGGTGATGACCGCCGTTCCGGCATTAGCCGAGGTGATGCTGGCCGTTACCGCCGCAAGCGAGGCAACGCCCGTAATGGTGCCAGCGTCATCCAAAATAACCGTGCTGTTCTGGATCAGCTTGCCGGTCGTCTGGTCAAAGCGCGTGATGGCGTTATCGGTAGCCGACGCGGGGCCAACCACATCGCCTGTGCCGCCACCGCCTGCGCTTGTCCACGACAACGTGCCGGTGCCGTTAGTAGATAGCACCTGCCCGCTAGAACCATCTGCTGAAGGTAGCGTGTAGGTTGTAGAGCCTGCGGCTGCTGCACCTTGCAATCCAACGTAGCCAGAGACGCTACCGAGAAGGCGCACAACAGCGTGGTTAGCCGAGGTGATGGACGCCTGCGTACCCGAGAGGGTCGTGACGGTGCCATCGGTAACAAGGGCGACCGCTGCGTTGATAGACCCAACCGACGCCTGCGTAGCCGTCAGGGTCGTAATTACGCCCGTTCCGACGTTGGCCGAGGCGATAGATGCCCCTGTTGCCGTCAGATTGGTGACAACCGCTGTGCCTGCATTAGCCGACGCTACAGAGGCGCTGGTTGCCGTCAGGTTCGTCACCGTTCCCGCCGTAATGACGGCGGTGCCGACGTTTGCGGAGGCAATAGAGGCTGCCGTGGAGGTGAGGTTAGTTACCGTGCCGGTTGTGATCAGGGCAACATTGGCGTTCATAGACGCCGCAGACGCACCCGTAACATCCAACCGCGTAACGAGTGCTGTGCCGACGTTGGCAGAGGTAATGGATGCTCCTGCCACACGCAAGTCGGTGACGTTGGCGACCGCAGCATTGGCCGAGGCGACCGAGGCTGCATTTACATCAAGGCGGGTCAGCGCAATGGTGCCGACGTTGGCTGATGCAATGGAGGCGCTGGTTGCCGTCAAATTTGTGATGGTGGCTGTGGTCAGAAGCGCCACGTTGGCGTTCATGGAAGCAGCCGAGGCCCCCGTCACGTCAAGGCGAGTGACAAGGGCGGTGCCGACGTTAGCCGACGCGATAGATGCGCCCGTGGCCGTCAAATTAGTGACAACCGCAACGCCTGCGTTGATGGAGGCGATGGAGGCGGCGGTAAACTGAAGGTTGCCAATGTTGGCCGAGGCAATGCTGGCCCCCGTTGCCGTCAAATTCGTGACGGTGCCGGTTGTAATGACGGCAGTTCCGACATTGGCCGAGGTGACCGACGCTCCGGTAGCGCGTAGGTCGGTAACAACCGCCACGCCAAAGTTAGCCGAGGCGACCGATACGCCTGCAAGCGAAAGGTTGGCGATGTTGGCCGAGGCGATAGACGCCCCAGTAGCTTGCAAGTTGGTGACCGTGGCATTGGTCAGCAGGGCAACGCTCGCATTGATGCTGGCGGCTGATGCACCCGTGGCTTGCAGAGAGGTGATTACAGCCGTTCCGACGTTAGCCGAGGCAACTGAGGCGCCCGTAGCGGTGAGCGCCGTGACGGCGGCGACCGAGGCGTTAATGGACGGCGTGGAGACTTCCGCAAGATTGCTTTTGCCGGTTACGGTGAGGGTGCCGTTGATCGTCGTGTTACCGAACGAGTTGGCGGCGTTGATCATCTGGAAGCGGGTGCCGTCGTAAATGACAACGACAATCTCGCCCGAGTTGATGTCGCCAGCGGCGAGGGCGGTGCTGCCGTCTCGCGTCACCGCCTTGGCACCAAGGCCGTCAATGTTGAGCGTCACAGCGCCCGTGTTGGCACCTGCGGCAATGTAGTAAAAAAGCTGACCCGCAGCGTAAGCAGACAGCGTGGGCGACATAATGCCCGTCACCGTATCTACGCCAGAAATGCTACCGATCAGCTTGGCAGCAGTAGTCTGCACCTGTCCCAGATTGGCAGCGTCAGAGGCAAGCGTACCGTTAGCCAATCCCGTGATCTTGTTAGACCCCATCGGGATATTGGCGGTCGGCGTACTTTGGCCGTCCTTGGTGATGCAGTTTGTCAGGCCGGAGGCAAGGTCAGCCGTCAGGGCGTTAAAGACCGTGGCCGAAATGACGGTGTTGGCGACTACGGGCTGGCCCGTAGAGTTGATGAGAAATGTACCGCTGCCGTTAAAGCTCATCGTTTATCTCCTATTCCTGTCCTGCGCCAAAAGCGCCGACACGCCCTGATACTTGCCGTCCAAGCGCCTGCCCTGCGGCACGACGGCGCATATATTCCTGCATATTTCGCAACTCGGCCTGTGCAGGCTCATCACGCAACATCAGCAGTTTTGCGAGGCGATTGCGCTGCTCCTCAGGCATCCCATATTGCGTGGCTTTTTGCTGCAACATTTGGAACGCGCCGACCGGGTTGGTTGCCGCCTGTGAGGCCTGCAACAAATCAAACGTGTCCTTTTGGTCTTGCGCTTGCGCCAAACGCTTAAACGTCTGCGAACCGCCGCCGACACGCTCTAATTTCTTCAGTTCTTCTTGCGACAAAATCATGCGCTGAAACTGACGGAAATCGTTGCCAAAGATAGCGCGGAGCTTGCCTTGCAACTCTGGCTCTTTGTACATATTTAGCAAGCGCGTCTGACCAGCTTGCGACCCCGCCACGCCACGCAAAGCGTCTACCGCACCAACGCGGAACGCTTCCAATTCGGATGGCGTTAGGTCTTTGGTCAATTTGGACAATGCCTCGGATGACTCCGACAGCGCACCGCGACCCAACTCTACCGCCGTCTCTAACTCGGCAAAGCCAGCATACGTTTCGCGGGCTTTGGCGTAATCAGGCGAAAGCGAGTCTAATTTTTTGACCAAATCCAACCGCAAGCGGTCAAGGTCGGCAGCCTCGTTGTTAGCGCCCTTACGGCGAGCGGCTTGCGCCTTATCCCACAGGCTGCGCTTTAACTGATCGGCAGACGCAAACGGCAACTGGTCGCCTTGCTTGAGGCTACGCAACTGCGCGGTCGGCTCACCTCGTCGCGTTGCTGTGCGCTGTGCCGCGCCAAGGTCAAGACGAGCGCGACCAAGGATGCTTTGCAATTCCTCATCAACGGGGAATGTCACATCACGTAACTTGTTGTAAAGCGGGCCAGCCGCATCGGCTTGACGCTTGGCAAGGTTGGTTAGCTCGTCCTCTGCGCTGCGCGTAACGCCCGTGGCGCGTTCGGCAGTTTCGGTGATAGCACCGCCACGCCCTGCCGCCACTCGGCGCTGCTGCATTGTCAACTGTCGTCCTGCGGTGCCGGGAAGGTTGGCGAGCATATCAATCTCGGCCAACGTGTTACCGCCAGCAGCCGCAATCGGCGCTTCTTTGCCCAACTTACGCAACCGAGCGGCTGTCATTACAGCCTCTTGCCCCGGCTCCACGCCCGTCATAATGCGAGCCTGAGCGTCACGCTCAAGCAACTCCGCAAGGCGTTCGCGTGGATAATCAGGGCGCACGTTGTAGCCGCCCATTGTCTCGGGAACCATTCCAACAGCGCCGGGCATACGCGATGCAATCGGCGTAATTGCAGCACCACGAACAGCGCGACCTAAAACATTAGCGCCACCACCAACGGCAAGCCCTGTGCCTGCGCCCATTGCAGCGCCCGATAATCGGTCGCCCTCATCGGCAGCGCCTGCGCCCGACAATGCGCCCTGCGCGGCGATGTCGCCTGCGGTACGCGCTACGCGCCCCATTGTGGTAGCGCCACGACCAAGCGAGAGAGGGCCAGTAAACGGCGCAGTCGCAAGACCGCCCGCAAGCTCAAGCCCCGCCGCCGCCATTGGGCGCTCGGCTGCAAACTGTTGCGTAGCGCCACGCACCACATCCCGATACTGCGGGTTTACAAGCCCCGCCATTTCATCGGCAAAGTTAAACGTAGCGCCCTGCGCTGCTGTTAATGCGCCCTGTGCAACTGGCGACATTTGAGCGCCGCGCTGCATTGCAGCCTTGCTTGCCATTGCCTGATCGTGCTTTGCATACGCTTCATCAGGACTTGCAGCTTCATAGATTTCGCCTTCAATGCGGTACTGCGGCATGACTTATCTCCGACGCGGGGGCAAATCAATAACCTGCGACGCGCCAATGCTAGGCGGTTTGTAGCCAGCACCGCCAGCGGCACCGATTTCTTGGATAGCAAGCTCTCGGTTCTGGCGCTTTTGCTCTAGCGTTGCGGGGTCATCGCCCGGCTGCGGAATGTATTGACGGCGAGCATTGGCAAATTCTTCATCGCTAATGACCGCGCCTGATTCCTTACGCAATACCGCATTGATGAAGTTGCGTTCGGCTTGGAAGAATTGCCGCGATTCGGGCGACAACATGACGTTACCTACACCGCCCGGTAGGTTTTCCTTGAACCGCGAACCAAAACTCGGCGGCGGGGATTGCAGCATTGGTTCTGCTTGCGCCATGCGTTGTGCGTAAAGCCGTGCTGTTGATTGCCCCTCTGTTGGCGCTTTACCTTCGGGGCGAACGCCCGGGATCATTGACGGCGCACCGCCAGTACGACTCGGCTGGAAGAAAATAGGGTTGCCTTGTTCGTCTACGCCAGCAACGGGAGCGCCATACGAAACATCCACCTTGGTGCTTGGTGTTCGGGTTTCCAAAAACTTTGCAAACTCTGGGTTAGTTTTTGCAAATTCAAACTCTTGCACCGATGTTGGCCCTTTTTCTTCGGGCTTTTTGACGCCATCCAAGTAACGTACTTCACCAGCTTTGTTGACAACAAAAGCACGACCAGAAGCATCAAACTGCGGCGTGGTGCCAAATTCTGCTGTTTTTGGCGTCTCAAGCATTTGTGCGATGCGCTGCGCCATAATTGGACGATCTTTGAGCGCAGCTGTGCCAAGCCCGGTGGATGCCATATCCAATACTTCTTCGGGCGAACGACGGTACTGCGATTGCCGCGCGACTTCAGCCAATTCGGTCTGCTCGGGGATAACGGCAGGCGTGGCGTTCGGATCGTACTCGTAACCGCCCTGCATACGCCCGAGCATACGTTGGGCGTAATCTGCCTCCATGCCCTTTGCTTCTTCGGCTGCTTCACGCGCCTTGCGCCCTTCGCGGGCGGTCAGATAACCCTGCAATGCCTTAACAAGCGGCGCAGCCTTCGGGATCGGCGCAGCCGTCCCCTCCATCGGCTGATATTCCTGCTGTGCAAGAGCTTCAGCGAGGGCAGCGCGGCGGCGGGCTTCCTCTAACTGGCGCTCGTACTCGGTCGGAGCGCGGAACGTGCTGACGTATCGGACGCGATCACTCTTGGCCATAGTCAAAATCCCCTCTGTAGCCACCTCCCTGCGGGGTCGTCATGCCGGGGGAGCGTGGATAACCCTGTGCGCCGGGGCCGCGTGGGCGCTGCATTTGACCGCCGATCTGCGGCGACATTTGCGGGCGGTTCATGCCGCCCATTGGAGGCCGCCCCATTCCTGCCATTGGCGGGCGACCCATGCCGCCCATGATGCCGCGTGATCCGGTAATACCCGGCTGCGGCGTTGTCATCGGGCCGGTAAAGTTCATGGCTTGCGGCGGCACACCCGGTGCGGCGTTCGGAGTGGCTTGCGAGTAACCGAGTCCCGGTACCTGACGCATTGCCATGTCGCGCTGTCCCGGAGGCGCTCCAAGCGAGGTGTTACGTTCTTGGGCAGCGAGCATCTGGGCTAACTGCTGCGGTCTACGATCTGGTGAAAATCCGTTCATGCGTTAGCCCTCACAACATTCCGTAATAAACCATCTTGTAACCTTCGGTCGGGTGGGTTGTTACGGCTTCTGGTTTAACCGCTTCCACCTCGTCAGCCATAACGCCGCGCTGACGCTCGCCAAAGATGTCGTACTCGTAGATGCCTATGCCAAGCGGGTGTGTGCCAACACGCACGACGTTGGACTTTAAGCGGCGATCTGACGCAATGGCCGCTCCTGCTGCGCCTGCAATATCGCCATACAACCCCATGCGGGCGTTATATGCATTAACTTGGTTGGCGTAGTTCTGTTGTGCAAATTGTCCTTGCGCCTGACCAGCTTGGAATACTGGCGGCGGCGCAATGGTGACGCCGCTGTAGCCTTGGAATTGCGGAATGCTGACCTGACCGCCTGACAACAACGCGCTGATCTCGTTGACTGGCATAGAGCGGATAGCCGCCTGCTGTGCCAACGCCTGCTGTGCCGCTGTGTTGCGGAACTGCGCTTGTGCGAGGGCTTGGTTGTACTGCTGCTGCTGTGCGGCGTTCTGTGCGGCAAGTTTCTGGTAATCCATGCCGACGTTTTGCGCCAAAGCGGCGTTTTGCGCGGCTTGAATGTCCATTGCCTGACCAAAACGCTGTTGCTGGGCAGCATTGTACGCAGCCATGCGGGCCAACTCTTGCTGCTGGCCTTGCGACATAGCCTGATTGTAGAACTGCGCTTGCCCTTGAGCCTGTGCAGCCTGCTGCGCCTGACGCGCCAAGTTGGACTCTTGCGCCTGCAACTGCTGCTGGAAGTTTTGACCAGCTGCGGCATTTGCAAGCTGTTGCGCCGTGACGTTCTGCCCAAAAATCTGCTGCAATGCTTGATTTTGCGCTTCGCGCTGCGCCAAAGACTGTTGGTAGTTTTGCGCGATAGCAGCGTTTTGCATTTGTTGGGCTTGCTGACCCATACCGAACTGCGCCAACAACGCCTCTCGGTTGAATCCCTGTCCCTGCAACGCTTGTTGGAACGCTTGCTGCTGTGCGGCATTTGCGGCAGCGCGAACATCCAACGCCTGACCCAAGTTTTGCTGAATTGCTTGGTTTTGCGCTTGCTGTGCCTGCTGCTGCATCGCAAACTGCTGACCCGTTAGGCCTGCTTGCGCTTCTGCGCCCGTGACAGCCTGACCAAAACGCTGCGCCTGCGCGGCTCGTTGCGCTTCCTCCGCAGCCAACACGTTTTGAATGTTCTGCTGGATCGCTTGATTTTGCAGCTGCTGGGCGCTTTGCCCTTGTGCAAAGTTTTGAGCAATTGCGCGATTGATTGCGTCTTGTGCAGATTGCCCCGTCTGGAACGACGCCAACTGCGCTTCGCGGCCAAATTCCCCAGCAGCCAAACGCTGTGCAAACTGTTGCGCTTGCGCTTCGTTTGCAAACTGCCCAGTTGCCAGCGCCATTTGTGTGTTTTGCGCGATGGCTTGATTTTGTGCCTGTTGCGCCTGCTGACCAGTCTGGAACGATGCCAATTGCGCTTCTCGCCCAAACTCGCCTGCGGCAACACGTTGCGCGAACTGTTGTGCTTGCGCCTCATTAGCAAACTGACCCGATGCCAATGCCATCTGCGTGTTTTGTGCGATAGCGCGGTTGCGGGCTTCCTCGGTTTGCATTCCTGCGCCAAACCGAGCCAATTCTGCGCCCTGACCAAACTCGGCACCGGCAAGACGCTGCTGGAACGCCTGCTGCTGCGCTTGGTTTTGTGCCTGCTGGGCAGCGAGTGATTGCTGGAAGTTTTGACCAAGGCCGACGTTGTACAGCCCCGCCTGCTCCATGCCTGCGCCAAACCCTTGCATTGCGGCTTGGTTGGCAAACATGGCGCGAGACTGTTGCTCGGCAAACCCTTGCTGACGGGCCGCTTGGTCAAGGCTAATGCCCTGCGCGGCGGCTTGCAGCAAAAGGTCATTTTCCTTTTGCATCTGCGCCGACATGGCGGCGTTGTATGCCTCGCCACCGGGGCGCAAACCTTGGTTAATTAGCTGCGTTTGAAGCTGCTGCCGTTCTGCTTGTAGTTGCGGCGATAAACGCGACAGGATCGCCTGCTGTGCCGTTGTGCCTGCGTTAATCGGGCCTTGTGCAATGCCAGAAAGGTCAATTTGACCCTGCAATTGCGGGCCTTGGACAAACTGTTGCGCGAAGCCGTATTGACCTGCCTGCGGGCCACCAGCCACGTTGCCGATTCCCGACGTATCCAAACCGCGTAACTGCGGGCCAGCAACGGTGCCGCCCTGCGCTTGTCCAAACTGACCAACGCCAGTTTGGATGTTGGCGAGATTGGACGTATCAAGCCCTTGGAACTGCACCCCAGCAGGGCCACCTGCGGCCTGCCCAAATTGGCCGACGCCGCCTTGGATGCCTTGAACACCGCTAGTGTCCAAACCGCCAAGTTGCAATCCAGCAGGGCCGCCAGCAGCAAGACCAAACAATCCACCAGCGGGGCCGCCGCCTGCCATCTGCAATTGGTCTGCGCCAATTCCTTGCCCAACGCCGCCAACGCCGCCGAGATTTAATCCTGCGATTGTGGGCGCAGCAGGGCCGCCTTGTGCATATCCAAATGCGCCCTCGCCAACCAAATCAGTAACTGGGCGCGGGCCGGTGTAATCAAATTGGCTAACAAATCCCGGGCTTGGGCCACCGCCTGCAACGCCATAAACCTCGGAACTCAACGGCGTCATTGCGCCTTGGATTGGCACGTTGCCTTGGGCCTGCTGACCAGCGCCCATTTGCCCCGGCAAGCCCTCTACGTTGTAGAACTGCGAAGGGCTGTACGCTTGAGTCAAATCCCCAACAATTGACCCGCCCGCACCTTGTGTTAACGCCCCTGCCGATCCACGGGACGGCAACCAACCGCCCGGAGTAACTACAAGGTCGTATGGCCCGAGTGCGCCGTACACAAGGTCAGGCACTCCACTCGGGCGAAATGCCGAGGCAATGCCAAGATTTTGCAAACCGCCTGCCGCGCCCGCCGCTGCTTGCGACATATACAACTGCGCGAGTTCTTGCTGGCGCAATGCCGCTTCTGCATTCGGGTTGATGGTTTGGCGAACAGTCGGCTGCTCAATGTAAGTCGTAAACTGCTCTTGCGTTGGAGCTTCGCCAGCGTAGCCGTAGGGGTCATTAAATGCTCGGGCTTGCCACGCTTCCATCGCCTTGTTGTAAGCGTCGGTGTCAATCGTGGGCGTTTTTTCCCACGTAACGGTTTGCGTACCCGTTGGTGAGTAAATGTTCGGATTGGACATATACGCCGACTGCTTGGCGGCGGCCAAGTTGGCTTCACCCTGCTTGATGGCAAGGGTGGTGTAGTCAGGCGCTGGTGGCGGTGCTGGTGATTTTTTGCCCATACCTCGGCTCCAAGAAACGACACTTGTCAGGTGTCTGCGTCATCAAAACAATATCCCCAGAATCATGCGCGGCATCTTTAATTCGCGCTTCTTCCGAGAATCCCATCTTGCTGACCAATGCGAGCGCCCGGGTATGGTTGCTGCTGATTGGCCCTATTATCTTATCAACTCCTGCGACGTTGTACGCATAATCGTACACAGCCGCCATGTATGTTGGGGTAACCCGCTCCCACGCGATGTGGCAAACGACGGATCGCCCGTTCCAATTCTCGTAAACCGTCCCGGCAACTAGCTTGCCGTCACGCTCAAGCCCAATGGCGACCGACCGATTAGGGTCAAACGCCCCCTCGGTCTGGGCGGTAACCCATGCCCCAACGTGGGGGCCGCTTACGATGCGCCAGCCCATCCGAGTTGGTACACCACATCGGTTGACGCCCACTCCATAGAGACGTTACGGCTGGCGCTGTTGAACACAAGGCCGCCGCAATAACCGATCCCTTGAAGTCCCACAAAGTTGTTGGTGATGATAAGGTCTGCACCCCACACCGATTGATTCCAAAGACCCGCATCCCACAATCCGTATTGCGTGGCAACGAACGACAGCGCACCAAGGTCAGCATTGGTCTGGAAATCCACGTTGATGCCAATGTTGATAGTCGGCTGACCATTGCTGTAGATGGTCGGGCGGCCTCGGGTGAAGTATTTAATGACGCCGCGAGTCTCAAAGTAGTTAAACGCTTGCAGCGCCTGCGTGTTGATCGCTACGCCATCGTCGTTAAACCCTGTTGCGCCCGATCCGGTTGTCCAAGCCTCGGCAACGTAACCATCACCGCCGTAATAAGGTTTGTCGTTGAGCAGCGCAAAGCAGTTAGCAGCCCATCCGGTGAACCGACACCACGCTTTGGTGATGTTGTTCATTACAAACTGCACTTGGTTGCCCGTAGAAATAGGTACGTTGACGATGAGGGCGTTGTTGAGCGGGTTGTAGAGCAGTCCCCACCCGAAATTTGTCTTGTAAGTACGCGCTGCTGCCGCAAAAGCGCCCTGTATCTTGTCTGAAAGGGCTACTTGCGGGTCTAAACGCGAGGATTGCAGCGCAGATGCCATTGGAATCAGGCCATCTAGCGTCAAAATCAGCAAATCACCGCCGTATTTCTGCACACAACGACGGGAAATTGGCGCACCTATGATCCAAACGCCAATTAGCGCCCATGTAGAGGCGCTAGAGGGGTCGGTGCCACGATAAACGATGACTTCACCCTGATCGGTGACGAAAACAAGGTTGTCGTCAACGCCGTAGCCTGCGTCAATCGTCCACGTTGCCATCGCAATGAGCGTACCGCCCAGATGCGCGACCGAGGATAGGTCAAGCACTTGTGCTGCACCGCCGATAGAAGCGGTCGGCAGATACCACGCTTTCAGCGTATTTTTTTGCACAAACCACATCCGGTTTTTGAACAGCGTGGGCTGTATCAAATCCGTTGTGGTAACGCCTGTGATGGCAGGCGACGATGCGCCGTCAATGGCCGTCCATGTGCTGCCGTTATAGAGCAGGGGCTTATCAGCGCCGTTAGCGGCGTACAAATA